CCGCGACGCCGACGGCAGCCGGGTGACGCCGTTCGACGTGAGCATCCGGACCGCGCACCACTTCCGGTACGACCTGGGGATGCCGGGGGTGGCGCTGCACCGCCTGCGTCACTGGCTCGGCACCACCGTGCAGCGCGAGTACCGGGACATGAGGGTGACGCAGGCGGTACTGGGCCATGCGTCGCTGAGCTCGACGGAGATCTACACCGCGGCGACCGACGAGCAGCAGCGGGCGGCGCGGGCTACCTTGCCCCGCCTCGCCGCCGGATGAGCCGGGTGCGGGTCTCGTACCGGGTGGCGGGCTGGTTGGCGACGACTTCGACGCGGGGCTTGCGGTTGGGGTCGAGGCCGGCTTCGGTGTCGACGAGGATGACGTCTACTTCGCCGGCCTTGGCCAGCCGGACCGCCTCGTCCCAGTCGCGTTCGAGGCCTCCGAACTCCCATCCTCTCTCCTTGACGTGGTCCATGCAGCGGTCGGCGGCGCTCGGGTCGAGCTGGCCGGAGATGAAGATGATGGCTCTGGTCAAGGGTGCGCTCCTCGGCTGTCGGGGCTGGTGGGGGCCGCGAGAGCCCTGAGTTAACCCGTCCGTAACTACAGGATGCATCCTCCGTGACGTGATCCAAACCGGACTCTGTGTGCGAGAAGTCCACTCTTCCGTCCACCGGTAATTACCCAAACGGACAGATCAATGACGCAGCGTTGCTAGATCACCGTTCGTCGCCCACACTTCGGGCGCCCCCGAGATCAGAAGGACGAGACCATGACGTACCCCCCGCAGCAGCCCGCCGGCCCCTGGCCGCCGCAACCCCCGCCGTACGCCGGCCAGCCGCAGCCCGCCCCGCCGCCGGCGAACCCGCGCCGGGAGTTCTGGCTCAAGGGCCCCGGCGTCATCGTCGTGGTCGTGGCCGTCGGCCTGGTCCTGTTCGGCATCACGCAGGTGTTCTCCGCCGTCAAGCCCAAGCCCAGCGCCGACGTCACCGTGGTCAGCTGCGAGCTCGGCGGGTCCAGCTCCCTGCCGTCGGCGACCGTCGGACTCCAGGTCCGCAACACCGGCAAGACGACGCACACGTTCGCCGTGCGTGTCGAGTACCGCGACGGCGGCGGCAGCCGCGTCGACACCGACACCGCTTACGCCCGCGACGTCGCGCCGGGCGACACCGTGCGCGTCGACGAGACGACGCTGCTGGACGCCGCCGTGTCCGGCGGCACGTGCAACGTCGCCGGTATCCGCTAAGCGCGGGGCAGCTGCGCGTCGGCCTCGACCAGCTTGGCGCGCAGCTCGTCCGCGGTCGCCGCGAACAGCTCCCAGCGGTTGTTGTGCATCCGCAGGCTGCCCCGGTAGCCCGGGTTCGGCGTCCACGGCAGGCCGCCCCGGGTCCAGAACACCGACCAGCGGGGGAAGGCCTCTTCGAGGGCGTCGCACTCGGCGAGCGCGCCCTCCGGCCAGCCGAGTCGCTCGGCGATCAGCTGGCGGTTGAGCTTCGGGTCGGCCGGGGGGAGCGCGCTCACTGCTGGTCCTCGCCGTCGTGCTCGTGCGCCGGGCACGTGCAGGTCTGCCGCCAGGGGCAGTCGCGGTGCCACGCCGCCTTACGTCCGGGCGGCCGCCGCGACTCGATGTCGCAGGGCATGGTGATCCGCTTGGTGATCAGCTGATCCGTAGGTGCCATGGGGCGTCTCCTCCGCCGCGATGGAAGGGAGGCGACGGCCACAGTCATTCGCGGCCCTAGCCGCCGCCTCCGGCCTCGGACTATACGCACGGATACCGCGCGCGTATAGACTATCCGTGTATACACGCACGCATAGCGTGATCATCTCTAGCGTGCGTGCTATGCCACCGCGTAGGGACATCCGGCTCATGGGCCCAGCCGAGATCGGCCGGCGCCTGGGCGGCATCGGACGCGCGCGGGTCTACCAGATCACCCAGCGGCGCAACTTCCCCGAGCCGATCGCGCAGCTGGAGATGGGCAACGTCTGGCTCGCCGAGGACGTCGAGGCGTGGGTCCGCGAGCACCGGCCCGAGATCGCCGAGGGCCCGGAAGGGGAGTGACCCGGTGGCTGAGCAGGACCAATGCAGCAAAAGAGCCCCCGCCCGAGATGGGCGGGGGCTTCTTCGTACCTGCGCTCTAGCTCTGTGCCGTCTCGTCGCCGTCCACCCACGGGCGGGCCGGCAGTTCGGCACCGGGGAGCCCGCGGAACCAGTCGACCAGACCGCGCGCAACAGACGAGCGGTCCATGCCGATTGCGGCCGCCTTCTCGCCGAAGTCTTCCCAGCTCTCCTCGTCGATGCGAATCGTCTGCCGCGCTGTACCGCGTCCGCTTCGCCCCGTCACGCTCGCCAGGGTGTCATGACGAACTCCGGGTAGGTCTGTTGAATGTGTCATGACACCATGCTAGCTTAGGTGTCATGACACGCGCTACCAAGCAGATCGAACTGGCGCCGGGCGTTGCGCTCGCGGTCGCCGTGATCTTCACCGGCCTCGCCCTGAACGTGTGGGTGCAGGACGGACTCAAGCCCTTCCTGATCGTCTCGGCTGCCTCCGTCGGCTGCCTGCTGGTGGTCGGCTCGGTGGGCTGGATGACCGGCTCGCAGGTCGTCAAGCACTCGCGCCAGGAGGCCGCAGCAATCGAGTCCGGCAACCACACGATGAAGGAGCTGACCCGATGACCGGCGAAGAGCACTACCGCGAGGCCGAGCGGCTGCTCGACATCGCAGAGAACAACATCCTCGACGATGAGCCCGACCAGATCGCCGTCACCGCCCGGGCTCAGGTGCACGCCACCCTTGCCCTGGCTGCAGCGCAGTCGCACGTGCCTGCCCAGCACGGCTACCCGGCCCGGGAGCGGTACGGGGCTGACGACCGATGAGTGTCGACGAGTTGATGCCCCGGGCGCGGCAGGCGTGGGCCGACGGCGCCCGGTCGAAGAACGCCCTCCGGAAGAACCTGCGGGTGGCATGGGATCGAGCCGACGAGGTCTTCTCCCGCCTATCCGCCGAGGAACAGCAGGAGCGGGCGCGTAAGCACCGGGAGCGCCGGGCGGCCCTGACGCAGCTGCGGGGGCGGAAGAGGCCGGGAAGAACCCTCCCGGCCCGGCGCGGGGTTCTTCCCGCCGCTCCGCTGTCGCCGGGCATGGGCCCGGTGGATCCGTGGCAGTACGCGGTTCCGGCCCGGGCCGCGGAAGAGGTGCCGGCATCGCCGGTGGTACCTCTCCCGGACGCCGCCGCCGAGCCCGTTCCGGCGCAGGCCGGGCGGGTCCCCCGGTGGCCGCTGCTGCTGCTGGCGTTGCCGGCGTTCGTGGCGATCTGGTCGGGCTGGGTCGGCCTCGGCGGGCTGACCGGGTTCGGGGTCGTGCACCCCCTTCCGGGCATCCGCGACAGCTGGTCGCTGAACACCGCGATCACCCTGCCGATCGGCCTGGAGACGTACGGCACGTACGCCCTGTACGTGTGGCTGTCGGGTGCCGTCCCGGCTCGGGCGCGCCGGTTCGCGATGTGGTCGGCGATCGGCTCACTGACGCTGGGCGCGGCCGGGCAGGTCGCCTACCACCTGATGGCCGCGGCGGGCTACACGGTCGCGCCGTGGCAGATCACCACCGTCGTCGCCTGCCTCCCGGTTGCCGTGCTCGGCATGGGAGCGGCGCTGTACCACCTGGTCCACACCGATGAGAAGGAGATCTGATGGCGAAGAAGCCCGAGGTGCAGCGGGGCGTTTCCCCGAAGCACGAGCAGCGGACCAAGGAGCTGCAGAAGCAGGGCCTGTCGCGGTCCGCCGCGGCGACCCAGGCGTTCCGGCAGCTGGCGAACGAGCAGGGCAAGGGCGGTAACGGCTGATGGCGAAGACCGTGGGCGGGATCCCGACCGACTCGGAGGGCAACGTCGTCGGCAAGCCGGTCGCCGGCAAGGTCCGCAAGGCCAAGGAGGTCGACTTCCCGGTGACGATCGTCGACACCCGGTGGAAGCGGTTCAAGAGGGCGGCGGTCGGCTGATGCCGAAGTGGACGAAGGAGATGGCCGACCGGGAGTCGCGGCCCGCGCCCGGCGGCGACCGGCGCGAGACCCGCAAGTGGGCGTTCGTCCGGGCGGTCGAAGAGCGCGCCGCGGAAGTCGGCATGAACGGGTGGCAGGCCAAGGAAGCCGGGGACGAAGCACTGCGGCTGGCCGAGAAGAAGTGGGGACGCTGATGAGCCGCAAGGACATGGACGACATCTACCGCCAGTACGACCGGATCATGCGCGACCGAGACCTGACCATCCCGCCGCGGGACAGCACGACCCGGGCCGGGACCGGCCGCGACAAGAAGACGAAGTAGCACTCAGGTGGGCGCGGCCGGGAGACGACCCGGCCGCGCCCCTTTCCCCTGCAAGGAGCAGCACCAGCATGGCAGAGCAGGACGCCGAACACTCTCTACGGACCGTGCTATGGCGCTACGTCCTGGGCCGCCCCCTCGACGGGCGCGACGGATACCCGTACCTTCGGGCCGGCGCCGGACTGGTGGCGGGCTGGCAGCGGCAGCTGTGGCGGCTCGCCATGCCCGTCACCGGGATCACTACGTACGTCGACCCGGATGCGCAGCACATCACCGGCATGACCGCGCTGACCACGCTGGCTGTGGTCAAGGCCCGGCAGCAGCTGGTGCGACGGCGGTTCCATCGGGAGTACATCGCGCCGACACTCGCCGCGATAGAGCCGCCGCTGGGAATGACCGGTGGCGTAACCCTGCACGTCGACCCGTCACTGGGAAATCTGACGCCTCGCCTGGCCAAGCCGCTGTCGCCGGCCGAGGAGCGAGCGAGAGTGTTCTACGGCGAGCGGGTCGAGCCGGTCCTGCGGTGGCTGCCTGAGCGGGTTCAGCTGGGCATGTGGGCAGTGCAGCGTGCGGCGCGGCCGGTGACGTCACGCGCGGAGGTGTTCCGCCGTCCCGGCGAAAAGCTGGGTCCGCGGATCGAGGTCGTCGCCAAGACTCCGTATCTGACCTCCGAGCAGCGGCTGCTGGTTTCAGCGATCGTCAACAGCAAGATCCCGGTCGCTGACCTGGTGGAGTCGTGGCACCAGGTAGGACCAAAGGTCACCGCCCGCTGGACGGTGCGGAAGCGGCCGCCATCGACAGTGGGCTACGACGACGTGCTGGCGCACATGGGACAGCTGAAGGAGTGGGAGTTCTACGTCGGACAGGGCGCCGGCAACCGGCCGGTGGTGATCTCGCTGCGTGACGACTCACCACACATCGCCATCAGTGCCGGCACCGGCGCCGGCAAGAGCGTTCTCGCGCTGCTGATTGCGGTGCAGGTGCTGGCCCGGGGTGGACGGGTGGTGATCCTGGACCGCAAGGGGTCGCACCGGTGGGCGCTGGGGATGCCGGGCGTGGACTACTGCACCAAGCCGCAGCAGATGCACAGCGCCCTGATCAAGGCAGCGGCGGAGGCGGACCAACGCAACGACGACGCGCTGCACGAGGCCGAGGACTGGGACCCGGGTCCGCGAACGCTGGTGATCTGCGAGGAGTTGAACGCCACCATCGGGCAGCTCGCGAACTTCTGGGCCGACACGCGGGAGAAGTCCGACCCGAAGAAGTCGCCCGCCGTGTCAGCGCTCGCGGACCTGCTATTCATGGGCCGGTCTGCGAAGTACAACGTGCTGGCGATCGCGCAGATGCTGACCGCGCGAGCGATCGGCGGTCCGGAAGCGAGGGAGAACTTCGGGGTGCGGTGCCTGGCCCGGTACACGTCGAACAACTGGAAGATGCTCGTGCCTGAGGCTGCCATGCCTAGGGCGTCGCGAACCATGGGTCGGTGGCAGGTAGTAATCGGCGGTCAGGCCACTGAGGTTCAGGTGGCCTACCTGACCAATGCTCAGGCTCGTGCCCTTGCGGTCGCGGCGAAAGACCCTGATAGCGGCTTGGCCAGCAATGTCCCCGGGGACGGGGACATCCTGACCTTGCAGGACGCCATCGACGCCGGAGTTCTGCCATGGAAGTACGAGGCGGCGAAGAAGCGCTTGCAACGCAAGGTCGGTGACCCTCCGTCACCGCGAGGGAAGCGGGGGAACGCGGACCTTTACGCGCGCGGGGACCTCGCGGCGTGGGTGCGACGCTCCCGGCAGGAGGTGTCATGAGCGCGGAGATGGTCGGCTGGCTGGTGCTGGCAGCGGCCGTCATCTGCCCGGTGTACGCCGTCCAGTGTTGGTGGTGGCCGTTCGCCGCGTGCCGCAAATGCGAGGGCGTCGGAAAGTTCCGGTCGCCGTCGGGCCGGGCGTGGCGCCGGTGCCGCCGGTGCAAGGGCTCGGGCGAGCGGGTCCGGATCGGGCGCCGGCTGTGGACGTGGCTGCGCAGCGCGAAGGACAAGGCGGTCGGCTGAGCAGGGCAGCAAGAACCGCCCCCAGCCGTCTGGCTGGGGGCGGTTGTCGTTGCGGGTGCGAAGCGGGGGACTCAGCCCAGGTAGACCGTCTCCGGCGCCACGGCCCAGGTGATCCGGGGCTGGCCGAAGCCGCGGGCCACGTCGGTCAGCGTCTCCTGCAGCCGGTCCACGATGCCGGGCTGGATCTCCACGCAGAAGCACTGGCCCTGCCAGTGGGCGTTCGGCAGCGAGTACCAGTCGGCCAGGACGCGGCCGCCGGCGCGGACCATCTCCTCGATGGCCATGCTGGCGTACTTCGCCCACTGCACCGGCGAAAGGCTGGTGTCGTTGCCGATGGCGATGTAGACGGTGATCGGCGGCTCGGGGGTCACGGGGTCAGACCTGCGCGTTGCCGACGGCGTTGACCGGTGCCGTCACCTGCGTGCGGATGAACGCCGCCGCGGCGACGCCGACGAACGACATGATGGCGGCCTGGCCCTCGGCGTCGATGTTCGCGCCGAAGCCGACCGCGACGGCGAGCAGCGCCGAGGCGAGCCCGGTCAGGGCGGCGATCTGCCCGTCGCGCTTGACCCAGACGGCGATGACGACACCGCCGCCAGCGGCGACCGCGGCGTTCAGCCAGGTCTGCTGGGCGGCGGAGATCTCGACGACGAACGCGGCGAGCAAGCGGATCACGGTGGCGGCGAGCATGACGTAGAACGCCGGGTCTCGGGAAAGCTTCATGGGTCGTACTCCTCGAATGAGGTGGGGGAACGGGAAGTCCCGCGCCGTTGGCGCAGGTCAGGTGAGGTACTTCCAGTCGATCGCCAGCGCGATCAGCGTGCAGGTGCCGAAGAACGCGAACGCCCCGGCGACGACGATCCAGGCGCGCATCGGCCCCCTCATCTGGTTGAACGCGCTGCCTTTTCCTTGGCGCACGGGCCGCATCGTGCTTGACGGGCCGCGCCGGAATAGGTGCGGCTCTCGGGAAACGGGTGTATCCCGCGGCGACAGGTGGTGCGGGACGCGACGCGCGGAGGCACGTCGAGGTTGCGATGGCATCGCGCGCACAGTGGGCGGTAGCGGGCGAGGTCCAGGCTGTACGGCCCGCATGAATCGTCGACCAGCTGGTCGGGATCGCTGTGGTCGTACGACCACTCCCGGGCCGGCGCGCCGCACTGGCCGCACTTCTTGGTCTTGGCGGGTCCGCGCACACTCCGGAGACGCTGGTGCACGGCGGCGTAAGTAGCCGATCCGCCAGTCCACTGCGGGTGGTTCTCGCCTGAGGCGTAGGACTTGCCCAGTGCTCCCGACCGGCGGCGACTCTGATAGTGCGGGTTGCACAGGCCGCGGCAATACAGGTTGCGGTCGCAGTCAGGCTCGGAACAGGTACGGTTAGCCATGTCGGCACTCCTCGAAAGTGTCGGCCGGGCCCGGGGTGGTGAGACACCGCCGGGCCACCCTTACTGCATTATTTTACCAGCCCAGCCTAGGTTATAAGGCCTGTCGGATAGGGCGGAGGCGGCGGATCTTTTCGCTCGGCAATGTGCCTGCGCAATTCGCCGATGTAGTCGCCCTGAATTCGAGCAATGCGTTCTAGTCTATCAATCCGCTGACTGTCGGCCTTGCGTTCGCTACGCAGTTCTTTAATGTCTTCCTGATGTTGATCCAGGAGCTGCTGACTGCTGTCGGACTTCTGCTTGCGGGTCGACGCCCGGTACGTGAACAGCGCGGCGATGACCGCGGCGACCGCGGCGACGCCGGCGGCGATCAGCGCTTCCATCGCCGGGCCTTCACGGGCCGTGGCGGCGGGGCCGGGATGCCGCCCGCGATCAGGAACACGAACGCGGCGAACGCCAGGAAGAACGTCGCGAGGACGTAGCCCCGCTCAGCCTGACCGGTGATCCAGCCGAGGACGACGATGCCGCCCCATAGGACCTTGATCGTCACGGCGGCGGTGAATGCCGGGGTGTCATGGCGCCGGAACGCGAAGACCACGCAGACCAGGCCCACCCCCGCCCACGCGAGAGCCCACGCCCACAGCGGGGCAACCGTCGCCGGCCAGGCGTAGGCGGGCGTCATCGGACTCGGTGGATTGAGCAGGGCGAAAGCCCACATTGCGTCAATCCCGGCGAAGAACAGCAGCGCGGCGCCCCGCCGGCCGACGCGGTCGAGGAGACGCCGCACGGTCAGCCCTGCGGCTCGCCGGCGACCAGCGCCTTGACCTCGGCGACGGCGGCCTCCAGCTTGTCGAACCGGGCGGCGAGCACGGCGTCGTCGCCCTGCAGGTCCTGGCCGATCGTCTCCGGGCCCTTGCCGAGGACCTGGTTGTGGACGCCGCGGCCGGCAGCCTTGGCCAGCAAGGCCTGCCCTCGCGGGGTTTCCAGGGCGTCGAGCAGCTGGTCGGGGGTCATGGTGTCCTCCTCAGGGATCATGCCGATGTGCTGCAGCCAGCGGGTCGCCAGCCGCAACATGCGGTGGCCGTCGGCGTCGCGGTGCTCGGACAGGTGCGTGTGGGACAGGTGCGAGCTGTCACCGGAGACGCGGCGGCCCAGGCGGTCCCAGCGGCGCACGACCTGGCCGTCGGGGGAGTAGATGACCTCGCGCAGGTCGCGGGTGTCCGGGTCGCCGGCCCGGCACAGGTCGACCAGCCAGCTGCTGAAGTCGCGCAGGTCGAACGTGCCGCGCTGGGTGGTGACCCGGAACCAGCCGATATCCATCGCGCTGGCGTAGTTGTCGAGACCCCGCTTGTCGCGGGTGGACTCGTCGACGGAGTACCGGTCGCGGCCGTTGCGCGCGCGGATCTGGTCGGCGCCGAGGTGGTAGCTGTCGCCGCCGTCGGCGTGGGCGGTGTCGCCGACGATGCCGACCTCGGCCGGGTCAAGGTCGGACTCGACGGTGCGGCCGGGGTGCATGTCGAGGTGCTGCAGCAGCAGCGTGCGGGCGGCCCGGTGGTTGGGCTTGGCTGCGGTCACGGGGCCCCCTGTCGAGTGATCGATTCGAAGCAGGCCTTGAGATGGCGGGCATCGTCAAGAGCGTTGTGCGCCCCGGCGGCCTGCTCGGGAAGGGCGGGGTTACCGAGTCGGCGCAGTTCCTGCTGCAGGTCGTGCGTGAACATCGGCACGCCGGACGGCAGGTCGATCATTCGGCCGAAGAGCTGGCACAGCACGACGTGGTCATACGCGCCGTAGTCCGCCCACAGCTCAAGGTCCGGCGTGGCCTGCAGGAAGTGCTGCACCGCCTCGGCGATCTGGTCGCGGCCTCGCACATACGGGTCGTTGAAGTCGATCAGCCACTTCTTCGGCATGTGGTTGCGCCAGTCGCCATGCCCGCGCGGCAGCTTGGGTACGACGTTGGCCATCAGCCACTCGTTCTTCTTGATCCGCTTCCACGGGGCGTCGCGGTTGACCAGGTACAGCTCGCGGCCGTCCTCGGCGACCATGCCGATCGAGATCAGCTCGATCGTCTTGCCGTCCTCGAGGAATTCGCAGTCGTAGAAGACGCGCATCATGCTCCCTGGGTGGACGGGGGCTCGGTGGTCGGGTCCACCGGCGGCGGGGACGTCGTCGTCGGCACCGTCGTGGGCGGGGCGGTGGTCACCGGCGGAGTGGTCGGCAGGCTCGGGGCCGGGCCGCACGCGTCGGCGGCCTTCGCGGTCAGCTGGGCGATCTGCGCGGCCGCGTCGATGTTCGGCAGCGCGCCCACGTACGCCTCGACTTCCGGCAGCCACCGGTCGCCGAGCACGCACCACCGGTCGGCGGACGCGGCCGGGGCGGCGATCCCGCCGAGCGCCGGCGGCAGGGCGGTCAGCCGGGCGTGGATCACCGATGACTGCTGAGCGCCCCACTCGGCGGCAAAGCTGGTGTTCATCAGGTAATAGACGACGTTGTTGGCGACCGGCGGGGCCAGGAAGTACATCGACCATGCTTCGTAGGACTGGTGGTCCGGGTCCGACATGACCTGCGTGTCGGCGTAGCGCCAGTTCTTGCTGGCCGGCAGATAAGCGTAGGTCTCGCGGCGGGTGACGCCTTCGACCAGCGCGGCCAGGCCGGACCGTCCGATGCCCGCGGACTGCGCCTCGAGCAGGAACCTTGCGGCGCCGGCCGAGACGTTGTGCACGCACGCGTACGGAACCGAGTCATTCGGGTGGCGGGAGTAGGCGATGCACTGGCCGCGGTCGGTGTCGATCCGCGGCGTCGACATGATCAGATTGACGATGTTCTGCACCTCGGCCCGCGGCACCGCGCCTGCCAGGTAGCCGGCCAGCAGCGGCGAGCCGACGTGGTCCGCCAGCGTCACCGTGTAGGTGGTGGTCGCCGGGTTGACCGTTCCGTCTCCGAGGACGTCGTAGGCGAACGGCAGGCCGTACCCGCCGTCCGGGTTCTTCATGCTGAGGATCTTCACCAGGTAGCGGCGGGTCCGGACGTCGTCGAAGCCCCGCAGCCGGCCGCTCGCTTCGTACGCCAGGCCGTACGACATCACCTTCTGGCCGCCCGTGCCGCCGTCGCCGACGTTGTCCGTCCGCTCGAAGGTGGCCAGCGCCCGGGTGGCCAGGGCGCGCCACTCGTCTCCGCGGTCCGCGGCGGTGGCCGGCGGCGGGCACAAAAAAGCCGCCGTGAGAACGGCGGCGAGGAGGGCGGCGCGGCGTATCACCATCCGGGGACCTCGAACTGCTGCGTATAGCCCACGGCGGCCAGCCGCTCGCCCACCTCTTCGCTGGTCATGTGCAGGCACACCTCGTCCATGCTGCCTTCCGGCCTGACCGTCACCTCCAGCAGCGTGAACTGCTTCGAGCCCTGGCCGTAGTCGTAGACGATGCGGTTGCCCGCTTCGAGATCCTTGCCGTCCTTGCTCGCCATGCGCTACTGCCTTCCTAGAACGGGATGACGCACAGCTCACGAAATTGGAAGCTGGCGGTGCCCCCGATAGCCGCTGCGTACTTCGCGGTGAACGTGTTGCTGCCTGGCGTCAAGCCGATCTGAAGATGCACCTTCGACAGAGTGCTAGTGGCGCTGGCCGTACTGGAGATGTTGCGTAGCGCGCGATCGTCTGACGCCGCGATGGTGGGGGTGGCGCCGGACACCGCGAAGCTCATCAGGCCACCACCGCCCGCCACAGAGTTGCCGATGGCAGCGGACACGATCACCAGTGCACTGGTGCCGGTGGTCACGGAGTATGCCGGGCCGACCGTGGCCAGGTCGGTGTACGTGAGACTGGCCGTGCTCTGGGCCGTGCCGTTGGTGAAGCGGCCGGGAGTGCGGGCCGCGATCGTGTTCGCCGCGGTGGAGACGAACATCTGCCCGGCCGCGGTGGCCTTCGCCGGGGCGGTCTCCAGCAGGTTGTCGCGCACGCTGGCGTTGAACTGCGCAGCGGTGAACGTCGCGTTGGAGATCGCCGTCATGGGCGTGGACCAGGCCATCACAGGCTCCCTGAGAACGTGCCGTCGGGGCGAACCTCGATGCCGAGGTCGGCCAGGATTTCGCGGGTCCGATCGCGCTTGGCGGCAGCCTGCTCGGCCCGACGCGTGGCCACGTGCTTGCCCTCCTCGACGAGCTCGGCCGGGGTCTGCCCGGTCGGGAAGCCTGCCGCCTCGGCCCAGCCGTGTCCCTTGGGGAACCACGCCTTGTCGCCGTCCTCCTGCCGGTCGGCGACAGCCGCGACGATCCGGGCCTCGACCTGCTCGGGCGGCATCTCGATCTGGAAGGCATGACCCTTGGCGCAGACGTCCTCGGTCTGCCGGGCGCCGGTCTGCGGGTGGTAGACCGCGCGGGCGTCGCCGCATCCGTCGACCGGACAGTCGGCGACCCACCGGCCGTAGTTCAGGTACGCCATCGACTTCACGTGGTGAATACCCCCTGGTTGAAGCCCTGGCCGGCGACGTCGAAGCGGAACATCGTGGCGGGCGCGTCGATGCCGGTGATGCCGAACGCCCCGTCGTTGAAGCCCTTGCCGGCCACGTCGAAGGTCAGGATGTTCGCGGGCTGGGCGGGCTCGGCGATCTCGCAGTGCAGCGTCAGGGTGTGCACGTCGAACTGCCGGATCGTGTGAGTGATGCCCTCGACGAGGAAGTCGGTGTTCAGGCCGATCTCGTCGTTGCGGATCGTGACCCGGTCGGAGATGACCCGGCCCATGATCTGCTGCACGTAGGTGTCGTCGAGGTCGACGATCGACAGGGTCACCGACGGCCGGGGCGTGGCGTAGATCGCGATGATCCGCTGGGCGATCGCCCGGGCGTCGTAGACGTTCACCCACGGCGCCGGATGCGGCCACGTCCGCCGCCGGTACCGGCCGATCGACGAGGCGTCCTCCTCGACGACCTTGATCGTGCGGCTCACCTTCAACGGCGTCGCATGCAGCTTCAGCCCGTCTTCGAGGTACGCGCCGGTGCCGCCGGCGACCAGCGTGATCGCCACGGCCTGGCCGCTGGTGCGGGCCAGCGAGAACGTCACCGAGCCGTACTGCAGGCTGTACTCGCCGGAGCCGATCGAGCCGTCGGAGTTGTAGGTGTAGGGCCGCGGGATCTGCGCGTTGACGAACGGGTCGTCGGCCTGGGCGATGATCGTCTGGGTCTCGTTCGCAGCGAGCACGATCGGGGTGGGCGTCGACCACACCTCGGCGCTGTCGGTCGGCAGGCGCTGCCCGACCTCGAACGTCACGTTGTTGGCGATGTTCTCCAGGCCGTGGTCGTAGAGGAACGAGTTGGTCAGGATCTTCAGCTGCCCGGCCGGGCCGGACGCCTCAGGGATGACGTGGGTGTAGGTGCCCTGCGACGTCTGCGACGCGGTACGGGTCAGCCGGTGGTGGCGGTCGCGGAAGACGAACGTGCCGCCCTGCACGTAGGCGATCGCCGGCGGGCCCTCGGACTGGACCAGCTTCTGCACCGCCTCGGCGGCGCTGGCGCCGTCCTCCCACCAGTAGTCCACGACGGTGGCGCCCGGGTCGATGTCGCGCGGCCCGGTCCAGCCGATCTCGTCCAGGACGATCCCGACCAGGTCACCGGTGCGCAGCCCGGAGTACACCGCCGTCGACAGCTTCTCCGTGCCGGGCGTGCCCCAGGCGTCGAGGGCTTCGGCGGTGAAGTCCCGGGCCGGGGCGGACGGGTCGACCTGGAAGCTGTCCAGCGGCCCGGAGAACAGCGTCGTGATGGTGCCGGTGCTCGGGTGCGTGTAGGACAGCTCGGCGGTCGCGCCGGGCAGGACGTTGCCGGCGATCGGCGAGCCGGTGTTCTCCGGGGAGAACTGCCGGCCGTCGTTGCGCAGCGCGAACGTCATCTTCCCGACGACCGACTCGGCGTCAGCCCGACCCTCGGTGCGGCCGTAGGAGACCGTCACGTCGGGCTCATCCAGGACGTAGCCGCTGACGTCCTCCAGCGCGTTGGCGTAGGTGCCGTGCCGCGACCAGTCGATCGCCAGCCGGTAGCCGCGGACGCTCACGAGATCCGGCCCCCGCGCTTGGCGGACCGGTACGCGGTGACGAGCAGGTCCTCGGCGGCCTGCTTCGACGCGATAACCGCGCCGGCCGGGATGTTCACGATGATCGTCGTACCGCCCGCCACCTGGGACATCGCCGTCGGACCGCCGATCAGCTCAGGCTTGCCGGTGCCGTTCGGGATGAGGTTCATCCCGGGCTGCAGCATCCGGAAACCGCCGTCGTCCATGGCGATGTGGATGTGGTTGCGGTGGGCGTTCATCAGGCCCTCGCTGAAGCTGCCCTTGTTCCGGCCCCGGGTGTAGGCGTAGTCGCGGGTCCGGGTGCGGTGGATCAGCTCGAGCGGGCGCTTCGCGGCAAGGTACGACGCGAGGCCGTCCATGTTGAAGCCCATCCAGTCGACCGCCCGGCCGCTGCCGTGCCACTTCGGATCGCCGGGACGGTAGGCGTTGCCGAACGAGCCCATCTTCGGACCGGACTTGATCAGCTGCAGCACCTTGCGCCACACGCCGGAGTCGCCGCGCTGCGCCGCCGGGCTCGACGGCCAGTTGCCGAACGCCGGCGCGACCTTCGACGCGGCCAGCGCCCGGGACATGATGTAGGTGTCGGACATGTCGGCGCGGAACGGCCACCGGCGGGAGCTGTCGACCGGGGCGACTAGGCCGCCGCGGGCGTGGCCCGGCAGCTGACCGGTCGCGTTCATCTCGGCCAGCAGGCCAGGCGCCTGCCGCTCAAGGCGACGCCGCGACTCTTTCCGGATGACGAACTCGTCGGCGTGCACGACACCGGCCGGCTGCATCTTCGCGCCGGGCCCGGTCCAACCGCCCTCATGGAAACCGCCGCCGCGCTTGGCCGGGCCGGAGTCCGAGCCGGTGCGCATCTGCTGCTCGATGGAGGCGGTCGACCGGCCCTCGGCCAGGGCCCGCTGGTAGATGTACAGGTTGGTCAGCGCCCGCACGACCTCGCGGACACCGTCCAGGATCAGGTCGGTTTCCTTGCGCGGCGGAATCTTGCCGTACGTGCCGATCAGCTCTCGGGTCTTCTCCCGGTTCAGACCGAGCTTGACCGATTCCTTCTCGATCGACTTGATGCGGTTGTTGTGCTTCGTGCGGGCCTCGTCGATCGCAACGCCGGCGTTGATGTCAGCCAGGTACGCGTCGTTGGTCGAGTCGATCAGCGACACCAGGGCCTGCCGGTTGGTCCGGCCCGCGGTGGTGTGGATGTCGAGGCTGCGCTTGTTGTTCTTGACCGCGTCCGACAGCCCGTCCCACGACTCCTCGTAGGCGACGTTCGCGTCGGCCTGCCGGCGGGTAGCCCCGTACAGGTTGTCCATGGCGGTGCGCAGGGCGTCGGCGGTCCGGGTCGCCACCGTCGACCGGCCGCTGATCCCGTCCAGCGTCGTCGCCAGCCGGGTCTGGGCGGTCGACACCGTGTCCTGCACGGCCTTGAGCGCCTTCTGCTTCTCCTTCAGAACCTCGGCGCTCTCCGCCGCCTGGATCATCTTCTGACCCATGTCGAACGTGCCGCCGGCGGTGCGCCGCGCGCTGAACCCGGTCTTGTCCATCTCGGCGCCGGTCAGCTTCAGCAGCAGCTGCAGGCCGGCGTCGCCGCCGATCTTCTTGTTCAGCTCGTACAGCTCCGTGAGGCCGTTGACCAGCATCAACGTGCTCCGCACGCCCAAGCCGATGATCGCGAACAGGGTGCGCAGGGCGTCGGCGCTGCCCTCGGCGTTGTCACTCAGGCTCCGCAGGCCGATGCTGGCCTCGCGTCCGATCAAGGCGATGCCGTCGGCGATCTCCCCGACCGGGCCGCCCGCGACGCCGATCAGCTCACGCAGCGCGCCGCCCATGTCGGTGATCGCCGACGACAGGCCCACGCTGAGCGGCCGGACCAGCTTCGCCGAGTCCGCGAAGATCCCCTCAAGATCGATCGCGTCGATCGTGCGCTGCACCTCATGCAGGCCCTCGATGGCCGGGTCGACGAACGCGCCGCCGGCCCGGTACAGCCGGTTCTCCAGCCGGTCGCCGACCGTATCCGCAGCGGCCTTGACCCGGGTGTCCTTCGCGGCCAGGCTCAGCCCGCCGATGACACCGCCGATGCCGACCCCGCCGATGATGCCGCCGGCGACCGCCGCACCGACCATCGGGGCGGCTGCAGCTGCAGCGGCGGCCAGACCGATGCCCATCGGCCCGGAGATCGGCAGCTTCGCCAGCAGCGGGCCGAGCCGCTGCGAGAAGCTGAGCGCGAACTCCGGGGCCGCCTCCTCGCCGACGTCGCCCAGGGACTTGCGGAAGCGGCTGATCTCGCGCAGGCCCTGCTCGGCGCGGACCTTGATCTCGACGGTCGACGCGTTGCGGGACAGCGCGAGCAGCTTCGCCTCGGTCGCGCCGATCGCGGCGAGGGCTTTCTTCGGGTCGGCGCGGACGTCGACCGCTTCGAGGTCGAGACGCTTCAGGGCACGGTTGAGCTGACCGCCGAGCTGCTTACCGGCCTTACCGCCCGGGTCTGCCTTGGAGAACTTCTCCCGCAGCTTGGCGTCGAAGCCGGAGACGTCCGGCTCGACGTCGACGTACGCGCGACGAAGGACGCTCACCGGTCACCACCGCGGCCGGTCACGCCGTTCTTCAAAGCCGCCGGCACCAGATGCGGCCGAGCCTCGGCGTGCTCGGAGCCGTTCTCAACAATCCAGCCGTACCACCCCTTGTCGTCCCAGCCGACGGCGAAGCCCTCGATGCCGGTGTCGAGGTCGGTGATCTCCTCGACGACGATGTGCCGACGCAGGTTGCCGGACCGCTTCGGCGCGAGCCGCCGCGCGTCGCGCCGGATGTCCTCGGCCAGCTGCCGGGCGACCGCCTGGATCTCCGGGCTGTTCGCGATCTCCCGCAGTGCCCGCGGATCGCTGCGACGGTTGTCCAGGCGCACGGCGGCCTCCTCGTCAAGATCGGATACGGCCGGCGAACACCCGGTTGATGGCTTCCTCGCGTCGCCGCTCGGTCGCGTTGATCGGCCCTTCGAGCCACTCCGCCAGGTTCTCGACCTGGCCACGGAGGTGACCGTGGGCGATGTTGAGCAGCAGCCGGGTGGAGATCAGGCCAAGCCAGCGATGCGGTCCTCGACCGACCTCAGCCCAGGCGAGTCCGGGGTATCCGAGGCAGACGAGTTCGAGTTCGTCGAAGTTTGCGGCGGCCCAGGCGGCGAGGTGGACTGCCGCTCTCCGGCTTTTCCCGCCTGCGCACCGACGATGGCGAACACGATGTCGATAAGGTCGTCGGCGTCGGAGCCCTTGGCCACGGTCAGCTGGTAGAACCGCCGCCACTGCGAGTCGTCCTCGGGGATCTTCTTGCCGTCCGGGCCCGTCCGCCCGGGCTTGGTCAGGGCGCAGCGCAGGGCCTGCCAGATCGCAGCGTTGCCCTCCATCTGCCCGGCCTTGCCGGCCATCGCCGCACCCAGGTGCAGCATCAGCATCGGCGGGACGATGCCCTCGACGGTGAACTCCTGGTCGAACAGGTCGAACGTGTCGCGCTCGGCGTCCGGGTCGAACTCCCGGACCGCGGCGCTGAAGCTTCCGATCTTGGCCATGCGGTTCTCCTCCGGCGGCTTCTGGCGGCTGAAGTGCGGGCCCGGCCGCCCGCCAGGAAGCTGGGCCCGCACGCTCAGGGAACGGACTAGACGCCCAGCGACAGCGCGCCGGTGGTGAAGCGCTTGTACGGGGTCACGTAGCCGGTCGACGGGATCTCGGCGTTGAACTCCATCGGCAGACCGGCCTTGGTCTCGAAGTCGCCGCGGACGAACTCCACCGCGCCGACCTGGAACACCTGCGGCCAGACGATGATCTCCAGGTTGTCGTTGCTCTGGAACGACAACATGACCCGGACCTCGGCGTCGGCCAGCGGCGGCGAGTACTCCGTCTGCTTCGTTCCGGCCGTGCCGGACGCGGTCAGGGTGCCGCCGTTCATCGCCAGCTTCCAGATCAGGTCCGAGACCTCGTTCGCGGTGAACGCGATTCGGCTGGACTTGCTGGTCGTAACGGTCCGGACCGGGTATTTACTCTCTGCGACCCTGATGTCACTCGTTTCGGTCGCCTCCGTGTACGTCAGGCCCGAATCGGTCGACCCGAGGTCCTTCCAGCTCGTCCACGTGATTGCGGAGTAGCTGGAAGCTGTCGGCGTGATCGTCGGGATGGCCGTAAGCAGGTCTGCGTACCGGATCCGTCCGGGACCGGTCTGGATGAGCGCGGGAGTAATGGGCGCGATGGCCACGGGTTAGCCCTCCTGGTTCGTGCTGGACTTCGCCGCGCCGCGGCCGGTCGCAGTGGCGGTACTGCTGCTGGTCTCGAAGTCGGAAGCCGGCCGGCCGGTTACCTCGGCCTTGATCTCGCGGGCTTCCTTGGTGTTCTCGCCGACGACGTAGTCCTCCAAGCCGTGCTCCTTGACGACGTCGGCGGGGACGGCCTGGCCTCGGGTGTAGGCGAGCACGGTGCCCGAGGGGATGTCGTCCTTGGCGATGAATGCGCCCACGGTTTCTCCTTCGATGTCAGACAGTCTCGGATGTTGTATATTTGAGGCGTGACCGCACTCAGGGACCTCAATGGACAAAGGTTCGGCCGGCTGACCGTCGGTGGCCCCCACCGCGTAGCCAAAGGGGGAAAGACCCTCTGGCCTTGTCGCTGCGACTGCGGCGTCGAGGTCGATGTCCGGTCCGGCGACCTGGTCAGTGGGGCGCAGCGAAGCTGCGGCTGCTACCGCCGCGAGCGCAGCGCCGAGATTCAGACCACCCACGGGCTCGGGAAGCCGCCCGAGTACAACGTCTGGAGCAAGATGCGCCAGCGGTGCGAGAACCCCGAGGGCATCGACTACGGCTACTACGGCGGCAGGGGCATCCGCGTTTGCCGGAGGTGGCAGTCGTTCGAGGCGTTCTATGCCGACATGGGGCCGCGACCGACACCAGCGCATGAGATCGACCGCATCGACAACAGCGGCGACTACGCGCCCGGCAATTGCCACTGGACGACCCGGATCGTGAACTCCAACAACCGTCGCGACAACGTGCGCATCGAGTGGCGCGGCGAGTCACTGACGGTCCCCGAGTGGTCGCGGCGAACAGGGCTCCAGGCGACCGCCATCTATCAGCGGATTAACAAGCTCGGTTGGACCGTTGAGCGTGCGCTCACGACGCCTGTACGCAAGCGCAGGGCACCGGCTAAGCGGGCATGACGGTGAACGCGACATCGGTGCGATACCGCGGACGGTTGGTGTCCTCGTCGGGCGACCACAGCGGCGCCAGCCGTACGGCGGCGCCGGTGACGCGGCCGCCGGTGACGGCCTGGCCGACGAGGTCGTAGGCGGCCGACGCGGCGGTCCGGGCCAGCAGGTTCGCCTCGCCCTTGTCGCCGCCCCAAGCCGAGAGGGAGAACTCGACGACGGCCTCCCACGGCCACGGCTGCGTCCCGCCGAGCGCGGTCACCTGCAGGCACGCGAGGTCAGATTCGAGCTCGGTGCTGACCCGGCCGCCGTGCAGCGGGGTCAGGCTGGCGTGGGCGGCCAGGAAGGTGACGAGTTCTTGCTCCATGTCTGGAAGCACGGCGTAGGGCATGTCACGGCCTCCCGCTTCGGGGTTACGCTGGCGGGCGAGCAGCGGGCCGGGCTAAGCACGCTCATAAGATCTTGAGTAATTCCGGTTCGAGCCCGGACCATCCCGGGTCGCATCGGCGACGACGGCCGGATCTAGACCGGCCGGTAGCGCGTCGCGCGGCGGGTGGTAGTGCAAACCTGCCGTCGGCAGTGCGCGGCGGCGGCAGGGGCCCGCTGCTCACGAACCGGTGGTGATCTTCCGGAGCATGGCGCGGACGTGGTGCAGCTAGCGCGTGATCGTGCCGTGCAACCCCATCAGGACCACGTCCCCGGGGTGCCGCCGGTAGTGCACAGATGCCACACGCCGGCCGAATCAACGACCAAATCACCGGCCGCCCACGTGCCGGTCGTCGGCGCACCCGCAGTGGCCTTCATGCCGGCAAGGCGGATGCCGGCGAGGCCGTTCTTGCCGCCCGCGATGACCACGCCTGCCGACGGGTCGATATCCAGCAGGTACGAGCCATCGAACGCACCCGCAGCGAATACCCAGCGGCCGAGCGCGTGGAACAGCTGAGCGCCGGCCTCAAGCCGGGCGTAGTTGCGCTGGGTGCCGGTCGCGCCAGCGCCGGACCACACAGACAGGAACAGGTCCGCGCCGGAACCCTCGAGGTCGAGGTTGCTGCCGTTGGTCCGCAACCCGTAGCTCTTCGTCCCGCCAGCACCCTGCACGGTGACGTTGCCCGTCACGGTGCCGCCGGTCAGCGGTAGGTAGCCGGCTGCGACTTCGGCGTCGGTGGCGTACGGCGCCAGGGCGGTCGAGATCGCCGCAGCCAGTTCTACGTCGGTGGACAGGTCAGCGTGGGTGTGCGCGTACGCCGCGTACAGCTCACCGTCGGCGGCCTGCGCAGGCAGGAGATCCGACAGGTCCAAGGCGCCGCCGGGACTGTCGTACGGGATCGCCGCGTTGAATTCGGCCCGGGAACCCGACAGTTGCACCCTCACCCGGTACGTCCAACCCACCGGCGTCCACGCCGGATCGTTCGTGGCAGGCACCACCAGCGTGACGTTGCCGGACGTGTCCAGCAGGGCCGTCAGCAGGCCCGGAGCCAGCACGTCATCGGAGGCGTTGTGCCTCACGAAACCCGGCACATGGAACGAGATGACCCCGGCGTCGGCGGTGCCGTCCGGCTTCAGGTACGTCCCGCTGATCGTGATCAACGTCGGCAGCATGGGGTCACCCCTCCGTGATGTAGACGCGGCGCAACGCCACCTCGACGCCCGGCTCCCAGCCGGTGAACGGCGACCGCCACACGCCGACGTCGCCGACCACGTCGTACATCTCGCCGCGGACCTCCATGCGGTCCGTGGGCAGCACATCAGCGTCGGGCGGGCCGTAACCGGTAAGGCCGACGATCACTACGGGAGCGTCATCAGCCGACCGTTCGTCACCGGGGCGCGGCGCGAACCCCCACCCGGGAGAGCTGATATGGGTTGCCGAGTCCCAGTCGCGGGACTGGTTGCCGTACGAGGCGTCGACGAGCGCAGCCCGCACGATCACCGCGGTCTCGCCGTAGGCGAAGATCACTCCGTCACCTCGTACAGCGGGCCCGCGAGAGTCAGATCCGCCCCGCACGAGCAATACAGCGCGCCGAAGTTCAGGGCGCACACCAGCGAGTGCACACTGCCGCCGGAAGGGGCCGTGTCCAGCGTGAACGCCGACGACGTGCCCGTGCGGCACAGCTCCTGCAAGCCCTCGATCTCGCTGGGCCACAGGTTGAACCCCGACCGCTGCCGGGTGTCCGTCGACACCGAGAACGGGCCGGCCGTCTGCTGCTGAAACGCCCCTGACCCGGCTTCCGCCCACCGCTTCACCGCCCCCAGCAGGATCAGCTTCGCCTCCGCGAGCTGATCCGCCGTCGGCACCGGATCGACGGATGCCAGGCAGGGAGCGACCCGGCTTGCTTTCGCGTTCGCGCCGGCCACCATCGCTGCGACCAGCTCCGCAGACTGCACGCCTGCGGGCAGGTCCGACACTTCGATGATGTCAGCCACCGGGTCGCCCCCTTCCGGTCACTGCTCGGCGCGAGCCGAGTCGTCGGCCTGGAGGATCGCAATCAGATCCGCCTTCCGGCCCTCAGGGGACAGCAGGTCGGCCTCGCCGCGGCCCTCGTTGCGGCGCTCGATCTCCGCGCGCAGGTCCGCGACCTTCATACCGTCGTAGCCCTCGCCGCCGTCGGCGTCCCCGGCCTCGTCGGCGTTCTCGGTGCTGCCCGTGTCATTGCTGCCCGTGTCGGCAGCGTCGGTGCTGCCGTGCGCCGACCACAGCTCCGACGAGAAGCGCTCGTCCTTGTCGTCGGCCACGCTCACGACGACACCGGTCTGGGAATTCACGAAGCGGCCCATCAGACGTTCGCCACCGCGTCGGTAACCTTGGCGAAGCCGTCGAGGTCCATGATTCCCCAGCCGTAGACGACCTCCAGGCGCAGCGCGATCTGGTTCTTGCGCTTCAGGTCGCCCTGGCCGTCCGGGTCGCCGTAGCGGATCAGCTCAACCGGAACCCGGCGCTGCACGCCCCAGCGCAGCAGGTCCCACTGGCCGACGATGGCCTTGATGTTGGTGTTCGCCGACGCCTCCGGCGTGCCCGACACCGTGCTCGAGGACGCGGCGGTCAGGCCCTCGAACGCGGTGATGTTGGAGCCGAAGCCGAACTCCGGGTACTTCTTGCGGCCGTCGGAGTACCGGGCGGTCGCGATCGTCCACGCGTAGGTCGGGTCGAAGGCCACACCGGTCGGCACGTACCCGTCGGCGATGACCAGGCCCGCCGCCTGCTCCAGCACCATGTCCGGGGTGGTGAGCGTCGCGGTCGTGATCTCCACGGCGTTCGTGGTCGACGCGATCCGGTCGCCGGCGACGATGCCCGCGATCACCGCGCCGCTGAGCGGGTTGATGCCATGCATGACGCCCAGGTCCAGCGCGCGCGCGAGCGCCAGGCCGCCCTCGCTCGACAGGGTCGACAGGATCCCCAGCTGGTAGTCCTCGTCGGCCCACATGACTTCCTCGTTGAACCGCATCGTGACCTGCACCTTGTGTGGGGTCACGACCTTCGTGCCGAAGGTCGCGGTCGTCGAGGACTTGTCCGCGCCCTCACCGACGTACTCGGCGCGCGGCCGGCCGGTCAGGGTCATGTGGGTGACCTCGCCGAACTGCTGCGGCTCAGCCCCGGAGAGCTGGGCCACGGCCGAGCCGGTGGTGGCCTTGCTGAAGAGGCCGGCTGCGATGTTCTTCGGCAGGGTGATGTTGCTGGTAGCGAGAACGGCCACAGCCGCGCTCCTTCCGGGTCAGTCTCCGGCGAACAGGCTGCGGGCGAGTTCCCGCTCGTCGCTGGCGCCGGAGGTGGAGGATGTGCCCTCGCGGGGCACGTGGTTGCTCTTGCGGCCCCCCGCGCCGGTGGAGAGCCGCGCGGCGAGGCGGCGCATGGCGTCCTCGTCGACGATCGCGTCGAGCAGCGCGGCATCGTCGGTGGACAGCTTGTGTTCCAGGGCGACCTCGCGGCGCACCGCGCGCGCTTCAGCGTCCCGGGCTGTCTGCTCGGCCTTGGCCAGCCGCTCCGAGGCCTTCTCCGCCTCGGACTTGCTGGCCTCTTCGATCTCGGCGAGGCGCTTCGCAGCGTCGGCGTTGGCCTTAGCCTCGGTGCGGTACTTCGCGCTCTCCTTGCGGAGTTTGTCGACGTAGTCGGCGTCGAAGGTCTTCGGCTCGCCCTCCGGGGGCGTCTGCTCAGTGACCTGCGGTGCCGTCTTGGTGCCTTCCGGCATGGCTGCCCTCCTGGGGCGTCGTACGTGGTGTCACCAACCCGCCACCAGGACGGGAAGCTCAGTTGACGCCCAGGTCCGCGCGTATCTGCGCCGCGATCGCCTTCGGGCTGGCCCCGGCCTGCTCCCGGGCGTTCACGTACTCCTGCAGGTAGCTGTCCGCGTCGTACGGCAGTTCCTGGCCGCGCCACACCGGCACCGGCTGGCAGTCGTCGTCGTCGTGCCAGCTGTTGAAGTCGCCGCCGGCCGAGTCCCGGCTCAGGTAGACCGCACCGCGGGAGGCCAGCATCCGGCACCACGCGCACGTGTCACCGCCCTGCGGTGCCCGGGCCCACCGCGGCTCCGACGGGTCCTGCCGAACGTTGCGGTAGAGCGTGTCCCGGCCGCCTTGCTGCACCAGCCGCTGCACCGCGCCGGACGCCAAGCTCAGCGCCTTCGCACTGTCGGTGTTGCCGAACAGTGGCCCGACCGCCCACCGTGCCGTCGCCCGTACCTGCTCATCCGGCAGAGGCGCGGCCAAGGCCGCCCGGTACGAGCCGCGGGCCGGGGCCTGCTCGCGCTGCTGGTCGTAGAAGTCCGCAGCGACGGTCATCGCGACGTCGCCGTACGCGCCGACCAGCTGCAGCAGGAACGCCTCCAAGGCGGCCGCCACAGCCCGCGCATCCGACACGTCCAGGCCCGCCCACCAGTCGGACAGCTCCCGCCGGGCCAGGGCCACCACGTCCTGCTGCGAACGCCGGTAGGCGGCTACCTCAGCCGGCGTCGCCACCGGCCACCACCCGGCGGGCGGCCTGCGCCGCCGCCGCCAGGGCCGTCAGCCGCTGCTGCGCCTGCGCCCGCTGCCGGTCGGCGAGCGCCCGGGAGATCTGCTGCGGGTCCAGGCCGAGCAGCTCGAGGCCGACCTCGGTCTCCGCCAGCCACGGAATCGCCGTCAGCTGCTTCATGCCGGCGTCGGCCTGCGCTGCCCTGCTCAGGTACCGCGGGTCACGCCACTTCGGCTGGATCGTCGCCCACTGCGCTGGGATGTCGGCGCCCTTGACGTCGTTGGCCATCGCCAGGGCCCGCACCGCCGCGCGGCGTAGGTACGGCGCCCAGTCGGCGGTGCAACCCTCCGCTTCGGCGATCAGGTGCTGCTGCGACGCGTCGTAGGCCTCCGCGCTGGTCGGGTTCGCCATGTCGGTGATCGCCACCGCCGTGTCCGGCAGCGACGTCGCCCGGGCGAACATCTTCGCGAACGCGTTCAGCGCCGCGAGGTGCGGCTCCGGCGAGCTGGCCGGGAACTGCTTCACGTCGGCCCGCGGCTGCTCGGCGTCCTCATCGTCCGGGACGCCCTTGATTCGGCCCATCACGACCTGCCATGCAGCCTTCATCGACCCGTCGGCGTTCTTGAAGATGGACTCATCGGCGCCCAGCAGCCACAGGTCGGGGATCGCGTAGATGTCGGAGTGCGCCTCGAGGCGGATCAGCGCCCGTGTCGCCTGGTCCTGCAGGTTCATCACCTCGCGGGAGATCCGCGAAGACCCGAACGGCCGGTCCAGCCGCGGCCGGTACGGCAGCGGCTCCGCCGGGACGCCCCAGGGGTGCTCCTGCACGTCCACCGACCAGCCCGAGGAGTCCTTCTCGGCCACGATCGTCCGGCCGTCGAGGTACAGGGCCAGGGCCGTCACGCTGTCGTCGTCCCCGCGGTCGGTGACCGACAGCAGGTTGTCCAGCCGGCGGGTGCGGCCGTTCCACTCGCCCGTCGCGCTCAGAGCGTCGCGGAAGTGCAGCAGCGCCGGCGGCTCCCCATCCCCGCCAACCGTGTTGACCACGAACGACGTCGAGTGGATCAGAGACGAGATGGCGCCCTGCGACACTTCCGAGCTGAGGTTGTTGCCCTCCCAGATCTCACGAAAGCCCAGGTCGTCGAGGTCGCCGTCCGGCCACACGAACCGGTCCAGGTTGCAGCGCCGAGCCAGGATGTCGACGGCCTTGCCCGACCAGCCCAGCACGATGCCCAGCCCCCAGTACTGCGGCGGGATCACCGAGCCAACCAGCCTGGTCGCCCGCTTCATGTCGTAGTAGGCCGACCGGGTCCGGTTTCGCTGCGACTTCTTATCGAGCCGTTCCAGCAGCATGTTCAGCGTGCGGTTGTCGTCGTCAGCGACGCCGGGCAGGGTGATGTGGACCATCAGAGCACCACCGCCTTCCGTCCGCTGCCGCTACGACCCGCGCCTGACCGGCCGGGCTTACGTACCCGTGTCTGCTGGGCGCCGATCAGCGCCAACGTGCCCGCCTGGATCGGCGTGATATCCGACTCCGCGGTCTTGCGAGACCACACCCACATGCCCGTGTCGCCGAGCGGTCTCTTGCCGGCCGGCAGGGCGCCGGAGGTGAACTGAGGCTGCCCGATGTGCCACAACCAGCCCGTCACGATGCCGTCGAGGACCCGTGAGCAGCCGGCACCCAGCTCGGCCACCTTCACCGGAGTCACCTCGATCTTCGTGCCCTTGAAGAACCAGAAGCCGTTGCGCTGCTCCAGCAGGGCCGCGACCGGACCGGCCACGTCCACCACCACCGCACGGATCTGCGGATTCGCCGCCACCGTCGCCGCGATGTGCGGCACCAGCCACGCCACCCCGCGCCCCCGGGTGTGCTGATCGTCGTCCAGCTCCAGATGCCAGTCGCCGTCGTCCCGCTGACCGGCCAACGCGACCGATGCCCACGCCAGATCAGGGCCGCACTCCACCCCCAGGGCGAACCGGTCGACCGCGACCGACAGCTCGTCGGCCTGGTCCCGCCACGACGGTGCCGGGATCACCCCTGAGCCCTTCGCGGCGTCCCAGATGCCCAGGCCCTCGCGCAGGAACGACTCGTCCGCCGGCAGGTTCGCCCGCATCCGCAGCATCGCCTCCCGCGGCGTGCGATGCGGGTACGACGGGTTCGCCCGCTCCCACTGCTCCTGGTCGTCGGGGTCGGCGTCCTGGTCGGCCGAGCACTCGACGTACACCATGTCGTCGGAGTCGCCCGACAGGGCCTGAGCCCGCTTGTTCGAGAACACCTCGCCCGGGTCGACCGGCCGCGGTGGCGTGCCCATGTAGAACAGCAGCGCGCCGTGCGGGTGCCGCGACTGGTTCGTCGCGGCGATCATGTCCTCGAGAGCCTTCTCCGTCAGGATCTGCGCCTCGTCAAACACCTCGACGTCGACCTCGTCGAAGCCACGCCCGAATCCCTGTTCCCGGGCGCCGAACATGATCAGCGACCCGTTCCGGAAGCCGATCTCCTGCTCGCCGTTCGCGGTCCGGATGTGGTCGACGTGCGGGGCGATCTTCTGCCGCCGGGCCATGACCTGCATCGACCGGAACGTGTTCGTCGCCGTACGGGTCCGATGCGCCGTCCACACGACCTTCAAGCCGGGGAACAGCAGGCACAGGATGACGATCATGGCGCCGACGAAGTACGTCTTGCCGACCTGCCGCGGGATCGACAGCACCACGCCGCCGACCGTCGCCGCGTACGTCCCGTCCGCGCGCTTACCCAGGGCCAGCTGGCCGGTGCCGTCCTGCCACGGGTCGAACAGCAACCCCAGCTCGGCGCCCTTCGCCCGGACCGCCGAGAAGCCCGTCGTGACGATCCCCGACGGGACCACCACGTGACGGGCCGCCTCAGATAGCTTCGGCGACGAACGCTTCGTCGGGGACAGGGCCGCCACGCTCGGCCTCCTGCTCGTCGCGGGCGTCGATCATCTCGATGTCGCGAACCACCTCGAACAGACGCTTCGTCAACGCGGCCAGGTCCCGGGCCGGGGTGTCCTCGTTCTCGACCGCCTTCGCGATCCGCGACCGCATCGCGACCAGCAACTCTCGGGTGGTACCGGAGGCCGCAGCCTCGGTGACCGTCTTCGGCCCAGCCTGCGGCGGTGCGGCCTCATCGGGGGTGACCGCGCGCAGGGGGGCACGGGAACGGGGCGGCATGGTCACCTCCTGTAATTGGGAAACTGCCAGGGAGAGATTCCGCCTACACCGGGACACCCTTGAGCTACCGGGGGTAGGGGGACCTCCCCCACCCTTCATCAGCGGATCAGGCTGCTCGATCGCCGCATCACGGGACCGCCGTCGAGCCGGTCGCTCTTGGCGCGGTTGCATCGGCGGTGGCTGGCCTGCTTGTTGGCCAGCTCATCACTGCCACCACGGTTACGCGGGATGACGTGGTCAACTTCGTATCGCATCGGGTGCGGGACACAGCCCGCGCATCCAAGACCAGGGCAGCGTCGGCCGTGCTCACCCTCGGTCACGGTCAAGGTGTAGTCGATGTCGTGACCACAGATGCCGCAGGGAGGCCGGCCTCGTGCGATGAGGGCACGGTGTCGATCGCGGACAGTGGTGCCGTGACGTGTCACAGCGCACCCCCGTCAGTGCATGACCCCACCGGATGGTCACCGCCTTTTGCCCGGGGCCGGCAGGGCGGGCGGCGCCCACCGTTCCGCCCTGCCGCTTCCCCCCAGATTCCCCTGGCCTGGATACGACGAAGCCCAGGCGTGGGGGCCTGGGCTGTCGTGGTCTTGGCTCTGGGCAGACTTCGCCTGCCAGATGCCGGTGACAGTACTGCGCGTGATCAACTCGGTCAAGCAGCGTCAGCGCGTGGCGTACGTCTCGGCGTTCGGGCCAACCGATCAGCGATGTCGCCGAACCGGAACGTTGGTTCGCCGTCGATCTCGCCGTGAGCGGCAACCATCGTCCGCACCGACCAGGCGTTGATCAGCTTGCGGATCTGCTGCTGGTTGCGGTCGGTGTCGAGGTAGGCGCCGAGCCGTGCGGCCTCGGCCGCGGTGACGAGCTTGCCGTCGAGCGCCTTGCGCAGGATCTCCCGGGACTTCTCGACGTTCCAGGTAAGCCGGCACGTCGGCACGGGGCAGGCGACGACGGTCTTGCCGCGGGGTGCGTAGAGAACCTTGCCGCAGTCGCACATGCCGACGAGGTCCTTGTCGGCCGGTCGGTCGACGAGGCGGGCCAGGTCTTCGCAGGCTGCGGTGAGCTCGCGGAACGCCTCGTCGGCTTCGGGCTGTCGGCGGAGCCAGTCGACCTGGGTGGCGAGCCAGGCGGCGGCCTGTGCGATCGGTCCCGGTGTGGACTGGCTGCGGATGGCCTCGCAGCTCTGATGCGGGCATCGGTGCATCTGCCAGTACACATGGTGCTCGGGGCTGCGTGGCCGACACGGGGGTCCCGCGACCGGACGCCAGGCGGGCAGGGTGACCCCGCGCCCGTCGAGCACGTGCCGGGTCCAGGTGGTGATGGCGCCACCGATCGCGGCGTATCGGGCCGATGCGGTCAGGTCGACGGGCAGGGGTTCGCCAGAACCACCGCTTCCACCGCCCCCATAGCGCGCCTGACGGGCGATCACCGCCTCGGCGTCCTCCGCATGCCCCGAGGCGGTCTGGAGCGTCTGAGACAGGCTGAGGGCGTCGGAGTGGCACGCGTACGCCGCGTCGGGCATCGGGCGCCCGCAGAGCACGCAGCGGTTCTCGGTGGTCACGGGCGCTCCCGGCAGGTGCAGTTGCGGGCGAGCAGCGGCTCGTGGCCGATGGCCGCCCAGGCGGCGAGGTAGGCGAACACCGCGGCGGCCGCGATGACGCACCCGGCGAGGCCGAGGACCTGCAGCGCGTTCATGCGTCCTCCCGTTCGGTGGGGACCAGGTCGAGGTTGAGGGCGGCGAACAGGCGGAGCACCTTGTCCAGCGACAGGGTCCGGCCGTTCTCGAAGTCGCACACCTGCGACTGGTTGAGCTCACCGAGGTTGGCGACCTGGAGCTGGCTGAGCCCGGCGGCTTTGCGTGCCCGCCAGGCGGTCTCGGAGAGCTGGGCGCGGGTGGTCATGCGGTCCTCCGGTCGGGGGTGAGGGCGCCGGCGCGGACGGCGCGCAGGTAGGCGTTGGTTACGCCGGGGTAGGTCATGCCGAGGCGTTCGGCGATCTGGCGCCGGGTGTAGCCCTCGGAGCGCAGCAGCACGTAGTCGGCGACGAAGTCGACGCGGAATCGCAGGGTGCGCTTGGTGGGGTAATGGTCGAGGGTGCCCTGCTGGCGGTGGCGGTGGTAGCAGGAGTGGCAGAGGCCGCGGGCGTTGACGGGCCGGTCGGGGTGGCAGTTGGCGGGGCGGGCGTTGACGAGGACGAGGCGGCGGGCGGGGCGGTGCAGCAGCCGGCGGGCGGCGTCCTCGAAGGCGGGCAGCTGGTCACGCAGGTCGGTCATGGTGATTCCTCCTCGGCGGCGAGGGCTTCGGATCGGCAGAGGGCGCAGTTGTCTGCGGGCTGGCCGCGGTGGCTGCGGCACTTCGGGGCGTTGCGCCGACGCTCCGCGTCGGCTACGTCCCAGCGAGTTCGTGCGCGCCGGGCATCGGCGCACCGACCGCAGGGGTCATCGGTCGGTTGGTCTTCGTGTTCTGGGCATCGGGGGGAGGGGGGCTCTGAGGCTGCGTGCGCGCGGTCGTGAGTAGCGCTGTTAGGGCGCCCCCTAGAAGTACTTAGGTCGGGTCGGGTCGGGGGTTGCGAACTTCGCCCGAACGTTCGCCCCTCGTTCGGCGAACGTTCGGGCGAACCGTTTGCGGTCCCACCTGCGGCTTTACGTTGCTCGCGTAGTTTTTGCATGCGAACACGCGCCGCTTTCCTCTCTGCCTCGACCTGATCTTTGTTCGGTTGATAGTCCTGCCAGTCGTGGAACCGGTATCCACCCTTCGCTCGCTTCCACAGCCCGCGGTCAAGAAGCTCCTTGACTGCTCGTTCCGGGTCGTCGCAGAGGCGAGCGGGCATCCCGGGGGGCACGAGACCGTCGGTGAGGTTTCGTGCTGACCAGGTGCCGGCGCGCAACCACAGCGCCAAGGCGCAGTCGGGGGCGTCGAACACTTTGGGGTGGTCGTAGAACGAGTCGTCGATCTTGAACCACGTCATGAGGAGCCGCCCGATTGGGCGGTGACAGATTGCACGGCGTTGCGGGTGCGCCACAGAGGGCTGCGCCATGGCATCATCTGAGCCAGGGCTCCTTCCGGTTCGGGACTAGCGAACGGGTGGTGCCTTAGGCCGGGGTGGGGTGTTAGCGCACCCTCCCGGCCGACCCATTCTCCCAGCTCACGGCGCACACCAATGCGCGCCGCGCCGGATTCCCCTGCATTCTTGATCACAATTACCTCGCGCTATTCCGTGCCGATATCGGGCGGCCGGGCCGCTATTTCGCACATCGCATTCCGGCCTGTGTCAGTCGCCCTCCTTCTCGGCGGCAATGGCGAACAGGTCCTGCTGACCGGCCAGCTGCACTGGAGGCCTCGCGACCTGCATCGCCGAGGCGCGCTGGCCGAGGTCGGTAGTTCGCCAGGCGGCGAGGCGGCAGTAGTCGGCGGACATGTCCACGCTGATCCCGTGCCGGCCGAGCGACGACGCGACCAGGGCGGTAGTGCCCGTGCCACCGAACGGGTCGAGGACGGTCCCGCCGGTGGGCGACCAGCCCTGCACGATTCGGCGTGGCCACTCCATCGGGAAAGCGGCGAAGTGGTCGACGCCCAGCTCGGCGGGAGCCTTAAGCGGCTGCGTGGCGATCTCCCAGACGCTGCCTGGCAGCCTGCCAAGCGGGTTGACCGTGTCGGCCATCGCCCGCGGCCGGTTGCCCGGTGGCGGGGGCGTGGTCCGGACGGCATTGCGAGGCCTCGCGAAATCGCTGGCTGGCTCGCGGATGGCGTCCACGGCAGAGAAGTACCTCGGCTCCTTCGTGAAGTGCAGCCAGGTCTCGTGCGAGCGCCGGACCCGGTCGGTGACGGACTCGGGCAGCCCGTTCGGCTTCGACCAGATGACCTCGGCGCGCAGGATCAGTCCGAGGTCGTCGATGCACCGGATCGCGTACCGCCACGGCAGTCCCATCAGCGACTTGGCCGGAATGCCGGTGTTCTTAGGGTTGGTCAAGCGCCACGTCTCGGACGATGCACCGGCACGGGACTGTCCTCCGAAGTTCTGCGCCTGGGCACCGCTGTACTTGTCACCCAGGTTGATCCACATCGACCCGGACGGCTTGAGCACGCGCATCCATTCGCGGGTGCACTCAATCAGGCTGTCGACGTACGCGGCCGGTGTCCGCTCGGCGCCGATCTGCCCGCCGTAGTGCTGGCCGCCGTCGGTGTACGACCGCAGGGCCCAGTAGGGCGGGGAGGTGACGATCAGGTCGACGCTGGCGTCGGCCAGCGGCAGCCGGCGGGTGTCGCCGCGGATGATGGTGGCGCTCACTCGTCCTCCCGTTCTCCGGCCCAGCGCCGCGCCTCGGCCTGCTCCGGCACGTCCGGCATGTCGTGGTGGGCGTCGCCGGGGCGGCCGACCAGGCCGCAGCGGCACACCCGCCGGCCGTTCATGTCCGGCGGCAGGTCCTCGTCGGCCACGAACGGGTGCGGCGCGGGGCGGGCGGTCACAGCAGCCCCGCCTTCTGGAAGTCCACCGTGGTCCGGACCGGCCGGATCTGGCCGTCGCCAACCGGCAGCTGAATCCCGACGCCCCGTTCCCACCGCTTGCGGCAGCTGGGTCCGCGCCACTGCTCGTCGGCGCACAGGGTGAGGTCGTCGGAGCGGCGGTTGCAGTCGGCGCAGCGGCGTCCGTCGGCGGCTATGAGCTGGTCGACGGCGACCAGGGCGGCCTGGAGCCGTCCCCGCAGCGCGGCGAGCGTGGCGCTATCCACGGCCGCCTCCTTCGATGCGTGAAAGCTCTCTGCGGGCTTCGGCCAAGGCAAGGGCCATCCGGCGGCGCTCGCCGGGGAGCGGAAACAGCCCCATGCCCACGACTCTGAAAGGGATCTCCGCGGCGGCCAGAGCCCGACTCACCCGCCGCTTGCGTTCCCGGCGGTCCAGCGCCAGGTATTCGGTCAGCGGGAGGCCGCACAGGGCGGCGTTGGCCTGCTCCCGTGCGGCCTTGCGCTGCTGGTGGCGGGGCCTCATCGCAGGCCGATCCCGCAGATCAGGCCGAGGGCGAAGAAGCCGCCGGCGAGCAGGAGGTAGCCCAGCCAGGTCGGCTGCTGGGAGAGCGCCCACAGCACGTCGATCGGGTCCATCACGACCAGCTCACCGGGTTGCCGCCGGGCATCCTCGCCCTGTGTTCAGCGTGTCCGAGGTTCTTGTCGAGCTTGCACACGACGCCCGGCATCAGTTCGGCGTTGCAGTACGGAAGCAGCGCGTGGTCCCGCTCGATGATGGCGAGCACGGCGGCCAAGCCCTCGCGGATGCCGTCGTCACCGTGGTTGACGAAGTCGATCTGCTCGTAGACCAGTTGCACCATCTCGTCGGTCACTTCGATCACGGGGTGCCGCCCTTCCAGCCCGGCACGCAGCCGGAGCAGTTGACGTCGCGGGTGGTGAGGATGGCGCCACCGGCCGCGGTGAGCTGTTCGCCGCAGGCCGCGAGGTAGACGTGGCCGAACCCGCGCCGAAACGTGGCGGCGGTGACGCGGTGGACGGCGGCGCGGCGGTCGTCGTAGCGGACCTGCCGTGCGATGCGGTACAGCTGGTCGGCGTCGGGCCTGCCAGCCCGCACGGCGGCCGTCACGGCGTGCCTCCCGCCGGGCAGAAGACGTGGCGGAGCGTGTCGTCGGTCGTGTTGACGCTGTAGGCCTCGCCGCGCCGGATCTCCCGGGCGCAGGCGGTGCACTGGCGGCCGCCGTCACGGGCGACCTGCCAGCCGCTGTAGCGCAGCTGCTCCAGTTCGGCCTTGAGCGCCTGCGTCTCCTCGAAGCGCACGGCGCAGCGGCGGGCCAGCGAGTCGCGTTCCCGGGTGACGAGGCGCAGCTCGGCCGCGATCTTGTCGGTCAGCTCGTTGGCCTGATCCCGCTCACCCATGGCCTTGCCGCCGAGATCGACCAGCCGATCGACCTCCGCCTTCAGCTCGTCGCGCTCTTCGAGCACGGCCGCGAGCTGGTGTCGCAGGGCGTCGCGCTCCCGGCGCAGCTCGGAGATCTCGGCCGCCAGCTGGTCGGTGGTCTCGTAGGCGCGCCGCAGCAGCGCCGAGGTGGACTCACCGGCCGAGGCGATGGTCTGCGGGTCGCCGTACTGTCCCGCGTAGGGGTCGCTCATGACGTCGCCTCGCATCTGCCCTTGCGGCAGCGACGGGCGGTCCGGTAAGGCAGCCAGGCCCCGCAGTCCCGGCAGGTCGGCTTGCCGTGGGCATGCCACAGGAGGTGACCGGCGCCGCCTTTGACCGCGTTGTCGCGCCCTCGGTAGCCGATGACCCTCGCGTTGCAGTCGGTTTCGAGGCAGGACAGTGCCCAGCTCGCTCCGGCGCTGCACACGAAGACCCGGAAGCCGTCGAGCGCCAGCGTGTGGGCATCCTTGACGCCGGTCATGACCCGTACCACCGGTAGTCGGACGGCCGGAGCGGGCCGCCCGTCGCGAACCGGGGCGGCGCCTCGTGCAGCACCTCGGAGCCGGGCGGTGACGGCCGCAGCGCGGACCGAACCTCCAGGCACAGGTTCGCCAGGTCCGGGTTGCGGGTGCCGGTGTCGCGGCCCCGCTTCGCCTCGCGGTACAGAGCGGCCTCGACCAGGCGCAGGGCCTCGGCGACGCGGGCGGCGCGCTCCAGGGTGGTCGACTCGGCGGTGTCGTCCAGCGTCGGCGCGACGACGTCGGCGGGCGGGACGGTGTGCTCGACGGTGGCCGGGCCGTACAGGCCGCGGCGAATCGTTCGCCAGCTCACGACTCCCCCTGCGAGGTGTCGGCAGTCAGCGGACCTGCGGCGAACAGCAGCTCGTGCCACTCGTAGCCGGTTCCGTTGCCGAGCCTCCCCCTCCACCACAGGTTGTTGCCGGGGCGGCCCGGGGCGAGCCAGAGCTGACCGCGACGGTCGCGGACGGCGGTGCAGTCGTCGGGCTCGGCCGGTAGAGCCCACGTGCGGGGATCGTCAGGCATGGGTGCCTCCGTTCTGGGTGAGTGCCCGCAGCAGGCGGACGAAGGTGGCGCCGGACATGGTCACGAAGCCCTGCGACGGGTGCGCCCGGCCGCGGCGGTGGTGCCAGACGACGCCGCCGAGCGGGGCCTGGGCGTTGATGGCCTCTGCGTCGGCCTCGTCGACCCACGCGGCCAGCGCGGTGGCCTTGACGTTCTTGGCCTCCACCGCGACCGGGAGGCCCGCGATGTCCCCGCGGTCGGAGCTGCCGGCCAGCGCGCGTCGCTCCACCGGGAAGCCCTCGGCGTTGAGGTACTCGCAGATCGCCGACTCGAACCGCGTGCCCTTGGCCTTGCTGGCGCTCACTGCTGCGGCCCGCCTGCCTGGCGCAGCCGCTCACGCAGGGCGTCGATGACCGCTTCCGCCTCGGCGCTGGTCAGGTCCGAGCTGGACTCCAGCTCCGGCAGGCCGAGGATCTTCGCGGTTATCTGCAGCCGCTTCTCGCGGTTGGCGTCGCCGCCGTACCCGAGGTCGTTCCACAGGGCGAACATGTGGCGCCGCTGCTTCTCCTCGGCGGCCATCGGACCCTCGATCGCGTCCGGCGCGTCGAGGTCCGCCACCGACAGTCGGCGCACCGCCGGCGGCGGGGCGGGAGCGGGCTCGAAGTCGCCGACCTCCTCGGCCGCGTACGGCATGCCCATGATGGCGTCGGCGGCGATCCAGCGGCAGACCTCGGCGGTGGCCCGGGCGACCAGCATCGCGGCCGGGTTGGACTTGTAGTTCGGATTGGACTTGAACTGCGGCATGGCCTGCGCCCGGGCGATGTCCCAGACGGACGTCTGCCAGCCGCTCATCAGGCCGCGGCGGCCGCGGACCACGGCTCGCTCGGCGGTGGACTCGACGATCTCCACCTGATGGCCGGCGGCCTGGACGACGGCGCGCAGCGTCATCGCCTTCGGCGCGGGGACGCCCTGGATGTTGTCGAAGGCGCGCAGGCTGGCCATCGGGGAGAAGCCCAGCTCGGCGCCGGCCAGGATGGCCGCGGTCGCCTCGGCGGGCTTGCCGCGGTAGGCGGCCGGGACCATGGAGGTGGAGCAGACGGCCTCGGAGTAGACGGCGGCGGACTGCGCCTTGCGCGCCCACAGTTCGAGGTCGACGCCCGGGGCGGGCTGCTGGTCGGGAATGGCGATGTCGGTCATGGCTTCGATCTCCCGGTTGTGGGCTACGGCTTCGGTGACGACCTGGTAGCGGTGGATGCGGGTGTTGTGCACCCCGTCGACGCGGTGGCCGTCGTCGTCGCAGCACTTGGCGTGGGCGGGCATCTTGCAGGTGGGGCAGGGGTGCGCCAGAACGTCGGCGAGGGCGACCTTCACCACTCCTCCGTCCGCACCCAGGCGGGCAGGTCGATTTCGGTGATCTCGTCGGTGGGGTAGCCGGGCCAGACGCCGGACGCCTGGCAGTCCCTGTAGATCTCCAGCGCCTGCGACACCTGCCGGTCGCCCCAGGCGATGGCCCGCTCCTTGAGCTGCGTGACGTGCACCAGGTACGGCGGCTCCTTCTCGACGCAGACGAACGAGAAGAACGGCGTCACGACGGGGTGCAGCGCCCGGAACCCGCGCAGGTAGAACGGCGCCTGGATCGGGTGGCCGTGGTTGTATCCGGCCTTCGTCAGCCCGTCCTCGGAGGCGTCCGCGGCGGTCTTGACGTCGACGATCCCGTCCGGCCGCAGCCAGTCGGCCTTGGCCCGGCACAGCACGCCGGTGGCCTCGTCGCGCCAGATGAGCGTCTTCTCCGGCTCGCCGCGGGTGAGCAGCTTCGCCGCGAGCGGGTGCGCCTTCACCGCGGCGACCATGGCCTTGGCGGTGGCATAGTCGGCCGGCCGCAGCGGCACCTTGCCGGCGGCGCGCAGGGCGGCGACCGCTTCCTTGTCGGCGGTCTTCTGCCACGCCTCCGGGTTCGCGCCGGTGCCCGGGAACAGGACCACGTCCGGGCCGTTGCCGAGCGTCCACGTGTGGACGGCGTGACCGAGGTCGAACTGCCGCTTGGTCTCGACGGTGCCGGTGTCGGCCTGGTGCCGGAAGCGGGCCGGGCCGCCCGGCGCGAGCAGGACGCGCGCGCCGGTCGACGACAGCGTGGCGCTGGACAGCGCCGGACCGAAGTACTCCTCGTCGGTGAGGTCGTGCACCCCGGGCCCGGGGATGGCGATCGCGGCGGTCACGGCGTCGCCTCACTGTCGCCGACATAGCGGGCGTAGACGACCGTGCGCTCCCCGAGGCGTCGCGTGGTGGCCTCGAAGTCGCCGGAGGGCGTGAAGCAGATCATCTGTCCCATGCGGATGTGCGTGGCGAGCCCGGAGTACCGGCTCGCCTGCTCCTTCACGACCGCCCAGCGGCCAGGGTTGGCGCGCAGCTCGGCGGCGATTCCGGCGTAGCCGCTGCTCGGCTCTGAGCTGCCCCTGCTCTTGGCCGGTGGCGGCACCTCCCACCGAACGATCTTGTGCTGCTCCCGCATCACGCCACCGCCCCGTGCCAGGCGATTCGCTGGTCGGTGATCTCGGAGAAGGCCCGCAGCGCGCGGACCTCCTGCTCGGTGGTCGTCGGGGCGATCGCGTGCAGGTGGACGACGCGGTGGTCGGCGTGGACGCGGACCCGGATTCCCTCGTCGGCCAGCGCCATGGTGAGCAGGAAGACCTGGATGCCGTCGATGGGCCGGGCGATGACGCCGACGGTGCGGGACCGGCCGAAGCCATGCACGCCGGGCGGTGGGTAGACGACGGTCCTCACAGCTCACGCCCCAGGTCCCGCTGCATCTCCTCGATGACCCGGCGGTCGCGCTTGCGGTCCGTCAGGATGGCGCAGGTGACGCACGCGGCGAGGGTGAAGGCGTTGACCACCGGGGACGCCCAGCCGTCGTACGGCACGGCGGCGAGGTGGATGACCAGCACGAAGACGGCCAGTGCCGCCGCGGTCCAGTAGTGCTGACAGGCCTTACGGAGGGCGTCGAGCGTCTTGATGCGGTACTCGCACCACACCCCAGCGCCGAAGAACGCGAGGTAGAGCATGTTGGCGATGAGGCCGAACGCGGCCAGCAGGGAAGCCATCACGATCCGGCCCTCCGTCGTGCGGTGTAGTGGCCGCCGGTCTCGCCGGCGTGGCGCTTTGCCCAGCGCCAGGCGCACCACTCGGCGACGACGTCGAATCGGTGCGAGCAGACGACCAGCTCGGTGTTGAGGTGGGTGAACTGCCGCACGACCCGGTACCGGCCGGGGAACGGCTTGGCGGCGGCCAGCTCGGCAAGCAGGTCGGCACGCGGGCGGGCGGCGGTCAGGGCCCGCTCGGCCGAGGCGGTCAGGTCGGCGGTCACTCGGTCACCGCCTGGTTCGGATCGGGCAGGCCGAGGATGCTGCGGGCAACGGCGAGGGCGGCGGTCCAGCGATCGCGGTCAGGCCCGTCTCCGTACCACTCGACGACCTGCCAGCGGGCGGCCGGGATGTGAGTCGGGAACTCCTTCTCGACGGCATGCTCGTCGCTCATCTCGTCCGCGAGGATCTGCAGCAGGTTCGCCAGCGCCTCGCTGGTCGACTCGGTTCCGAGGGTCTCCACCGCCTGAGTGACGATCCCCGCCGGGCTGGCGTCGAAGGTCTCCTTGCATCCTGCGCAAGCCTGGACCGTGGTCGAGCCGAGGCAGGTGTGCTCGGCGTTCGGGGCGGTCACTTCCCGACCCGCTTCCACTGGCAGCCGCCGGTGAACTCGACCCCGGCGTCGCTCGACTTCACGACGATGCGGCCCTTCGCGCCGGGCGCCAGGTTGCCGTTCGCCTTGATCGACTGCAGCTCGCCCTCGAAGTCGTTGACCCGCGCCCAGTAGCAGCCGATCGCGTCGTCGGGGACGGTCGTGGTGTACGTGCCGGCCTTGATGTCGGGGCCGACCGCGTGCTGGCCGTCGCCGATCCCGGCGGGCACGGCGGGCTGTCCCTTGACCGCCTTGGTGGCGGCGGGCGGGTTGGGCTGCACCGGCGAGGTGTCGTCCGGGGCGGCCGAGCAACCCAGGCCGATCAGCGCGGCGATGCTGGCCAGGGCGATGACCATGCGCCGGGAGGCGCGGTGCTTACCGCGGTAGAAGCGGCTACGGCTGTGGTTCGAGGTCATGTCGCTATGTGCCTTTCAGGGAATCGTCTGGATGGGGTGGCCCGGGGCCGCGACGGAGGGGGCACGGCCCCGGGCCGGTCGCCCGGCCGGGTGTGCGGCGCGGCCGGGCGGGTCGGGGATCGACGACCGGGGAGGCCAGTCGCCGAGCCCCGCGATCAGAGGGGGATGAGGCTGGTCGAGCCGACGTGGCCGGGCAGCTCCCGCGCGCGGTCGTCGTGGTGCCGGCAGAGGCGGGTCACGGTCTCGACGTCCTGGCCGTCGCGCTCCCGGTTGACGCTGGTCGCCCACACGGCGGGCTGGTCGCACGGCTGTCCGGACAGGTCGGCGACCTCGAACGCGGCGAGGATCTCGGCGAGGTACGGCCAGCGGCAGGAGTAGGTGTGCGTCATATCGGGCGCTCCGTCACTTCGGCATGGGGAAGTTGAGGTTGCCCAGCTCGCCGCTGCGGGTGAGCTGCAAGCGATCCACAGTGCGGCGTTCACGGAACGCGTTCCACGAACGCACGAAAAGAGCGAGCTGTTCGGCACGGGAGAGGCGGTCGATCCGAATGCGCGCCATCTTGTTGCGCAACGCCAGCACGGCGCTGCGTTCCGGAAGGTTCGCGCCGGAGATGTACTGGTCGAAGAACTGGTGCGTCGATTCCACGTCCACGCGAGAGAACAGGAAGTGGGCCACGCCCGCCGGAGTACCCGTCCCGAGCCCACGCTTCTGACAGTCCGTCGCGCGTCGCGTGGCCGCGTCAAAGGCGCCCGACTCCTGCCGATATCTGTCCAGGATCTCGGTGTTCGTGGGACGAATGGTGCCCGCAGCACCGGTGAAGACGTTGAGGTCCCACAGGATCACCCAGCGGACGATGCTGGCCGTCCTGCCTCGCTCGGCAGCCCCTGCGATCTTCAAGACGTCCGCGTTGGTGCGGGCGGCGCCGGTATCGATCACCTGCATGGCAGAGGAGGGCAGCCCGCGCGCAACGTCGAACTCCACCGCGATCCCGGCATCGATCACGGCATGCAGCCGGTTCTGGCCGTCGACCAGAACTCCGTTCTCATCGAACTTGATCGTCTCGCCGGTGTTGGGATTCCAGCGCCCGGTGAGCATGTCGCGCGCATAGGACGGGATCTTGGCGTGCTTAGGGAGTCGGTTGTTCTCGGCGTTCATCCCGAGCCATTTCTTGGCAAGGGCGGGCGTGACCTGCACGCGGTCGTAGGTGATCACGAGGTCTGCCCGTCCACGATCAGCTCGTCGCCGTCGACGACCGCGCCGGTGTGCAGCGGGACGCGGGCGGGGGAGACGGGCGTCGGGTCGTCGGCCTCGCGGGAGTAGCCGTGCCCGGTGTCGGCGACCGCGTCCAGCGGGATGTCGGCGTCGGCCCGGAAGTGGTCGGCCTCGATCACGTCGTCCGGGTAGCGGTAGACGACCAGCGTCCAGTCGCAGTCGGTGGCGTACGTCTCGGCGAAGCGCACCTCGCCGGTCCGGCGCTGCGGCAGGAAGCCCGCGGCGATGCGGTCGCCGCGGACCAGCTCGGCCGCCGGGCGGGATATCGTCGGGTGAGTCATCGATCGGCCTTTCGTCGAAGGGGGTTGGTCGATGCGCGGGTCGTCCGGGGTCAGCAGCCGGGCGGCCCGCCTCGGTTTCACTTGCCGGTCGTCGGCGGCTTGCCGATCGGCCGGGTGTTGACCGGCTTGCGCGGCGGCTTGCCCTTGGCGGCCATCAGGTGCTCGGCTCCAGGTACGGGCGGACGTCGTCCTCGCGGAACCGGCGGTGACCGCCCGGCGTCCGGAACGACGGGATGCGGCCGGCCACCGCCCAGCGCGTGACCGTCTTCGGATCTACTCCGAACATCCGGCCGACCTCGGCGGTGGTGAGCACCCGGCCCAGGTTGAGCGGGTCGCGGCTCACGCGGCGGCCTTCGCTCGGGACTGGGCGGCAACGCTCGCCAGCGCCGCTTGCGTGGCCGCCAGGTGGAACCCGGCCAGCTCGAACCCGGCGTCGGCGACGTGGCCGCGGTGGCCGGTCGGGTACGTCGTCGGGTCGATCTGCCGGTCGAGCATGGCCAGGGTCTGGGCGATCAGGCGGTCGGCGTCGGCGAGGACCTCGGCCAGGGTCGGCAGCCGGTCGGCGTTGGCGTCGAGCCACTGCTCGCGCTCGTCGGGGCTGCGGCCGGGGCCGGTCGGGCCGGACGGGCCGCCGGGCGGGTGCGTCGTCATGCCGCACCGACGGTGAGTGCGGACGGCGTAGACAGGAAGCGGTCCACGGGTACGCCGAAGGCGGCCGCGAGTTTGTCCAGCTCATCGGTGTCGAAGGGGAACTTGCCGTTGAGGCGACGGCTGACGCTGGGCTGGGCGATCTCAAGGATTCGCGACAGCTCGACCTGCGTCACGTTCTGTCGTGCAACCTCAGCTCTGACCTCAGCTGCAACCCGCTGGGTGAGAGACTGAGTCATCCCGGGGGGCGTCTCTGTCATGCCGTTACGTTCTCACTCATAGCGTGAGAGCGCAAGGTGGCATATGAGATGCTGACCAAAAGGTTGACTTCATCCGCCTAGCGCATAACACTCTGCTCTATGAGCATCACGCCTGAGGTTTCCGCGAAGACCCTCACGCAGCTCGTGGCCACCGAGATCAAAGTCCAGATGGCCAGGGCAGACGTGCGACAGTCTCAGCTCGCTCGCGAGATCAGTAAGACGGAGCAGTGGCTGAGCGTGCGCCTACGGGGGCGCCAACCCATCGACCTCAACGACCTCGCCCTGATCGCCAACGCGCTGGGGGTCGGAGTACGAGAACTGCTCCCGACGCCAGAGGTGGCGGCGAGAGCAGTGGTGGTTCCTGAAGCTATTCCGCGATATTCGCAGGTGCCTGACCAGGTGGCCATCCAGACCCCCCGCCCGCGTGACAACCGGCCACCCGGCTACCCGCTCGCCGGCCGCAACGTTGGAGGGGCCCGAACGGCCTACCTCGTTCGTGGCCCCCGCGGAAGGCGGTACTGATCCGCGATGCCGCCACTGACGCGGCACGGCGACGATCAACCCCCGGAAACACGAAAGCGGCTCCCGGCCGGCGCGCGAACGCCGACCGAGAGCCTTGACCGCAGAGGAGACCTGCAGCCCATGAGCACCGTGGCCCCGGCGCGACGCACGTTCGGCAGCCTCGCCTACTACCTCGACCTGCTCGGCCCCACCGCACCGGGCGAGACGATGGTGCTGACGCTGATTGACCAGGTCGCCAACGATCTGGTGATCAGCGACCGCGACCGCCTCACCCACATCCGCAGCCTGCTCGCCGCCGCGCAGCTGCTGCGCGGCGAGCAGGGCGCCGCACGGTGAGCGCCGACCGCGAGCTCATCGAGGCGTTCCTGGAGCACCTGCGCCGGGCCGGCCGGACCGAGGCAACGATCCGCGCCCGCCGCGAGGTGCTGTACCGGCTCAACCGGGACCTGGACTACGGCGTCGGGCAGACCAGCCACGCCGAGCTGTCGGCCTGGCTATACCGCGACGACTGGTCGGCGAACACCAAGGCCACCTACTACGCGGCGCTGCGGTCGTTCTACGGCTGGGCGTCCGACCCGCGCGACCCGTGGATCACCGGCGACCCGACCGTGGACCTGGAGCCGTGCCACCGGGTGCGCGGCCTGGCCCGGCCGGTGACCGACGAGCAGCTGCGCCGCATCCTCACCGAGGCCGCCGAGCCGTTCCGGACCTGGGCGCTGATCGCCGCCTACCAGGGGCTGCGCTGCATCGAGATCAGCCGACTCGACCGCGAGCACGTCACCGAGCAGCACCTGCTGGTACTCCGCGGCAAGGGCAACCGGCCGCGGGCGCACGACACGCACCCGGACGTGTGGCGGGTGGTCCGGGAGCTGCCGCCCGGGCCGGTCGCCCGCGACGCCGACGGCAGCCGGGTGACGCCGTTCGACGTGAGCATCCGGACCGCGCACCACTTCCGGTACGACCTGGGGATGCCGGGGGTGGCGCTGCACCGCCTGCGTCACTGGCTCGGCACCACC